GTAAGACTTACTAGTAATACTGGTATATCTGGGAACTTAGTATACACAGTGGCAAATAATATTCCAAGAATTTATGATTGGGACGATGCTGCAAATAAGTATCCAGGCTACAAATCAGATGCTGATTTGAGGTTACAGTCACACGCTATTAAAAGCTTTGCTATTAATGACGTTTCTCTTGTACGCCATGGCATTAATGAGGTCCCACATAGAGATCATGGACCATTTATAGACATTCCACATGTCATTAATAATGCCAATAATAAGAATGTAGGAGGTTTGAATCCAATTCAACCTTTTGCTGCTTGGTATACTGAGGATGTCATGCTTATTTATGCGTTGAGTGACATAATTTCATCTCAGACAGCCCCAATTATCCTAGATTTCATTTTTGATTTCAGTCCAATAATTTTTGAGACTCCGATATATCCGACTTGGTTTAGATTTAGTGACAATTATTATACTGCAGTAGATTTAAATCAGTGGTACGTAAAGAAGGCGAAGGAGTTGAAAGGAAAAGAGCAATCAGAGATAGACGATTTAGCTCAGAACTTGATATCGATTCAAATTCCTTAGCGTACGAGTTTTTATATAAAAATAAAAATGGAAGACCATTCTCCACGATTTGGAACCGTTAGGAGGTGGCTATCCGCAAAAACAATTAAAAATCCAAAAATATATCGCTTTAAGTGCTGTTGTGCTACAGTAAATAAAGCTTCTTTTTGTTAATTTTCTTTAGCAAGGCACATAAGAATAATTAACTAGCGACCTCCATGCTATAAGTAGAGGTGGTGACCCCTCAACAACACTATAAATTGTTTTGCTTCTCAAAAGCTATGTTCCCCGACACTATGACTGCACAACCGGAACATAATAACGCATGCCTGAACGCGGTTTTGGCCCCGCACGTGCTTAAAATTTCTGCGATGGAATCCAGTACTAAGACTGTAGACTCCAACTCGAGAGTGAAGATTGAAAATAGAGATCTGTTCCACACACCAAGGAACTATGCACTATGTCACTGCGTATCTATGGACTATAAAATGTCCTCAGGTATTGCAGTTGTGATGAAGAGTAAATACCCCGTATTGAAGAGGATGCCAGCTGGCAAGCTAGGCACTACAGTTGCAGTGAGACAAGAGGCACGAGTGATTTTTAATCTTATTACGAAGAAAAATTACTATGATAAGCCTACTTTAGATACAATGACGAAAGCCATAACATCAATGAGAGAGCAGTGCTCCAAATTCAGAGTAGATAAAATAGCAATGCCATTAATTGGATGCGGCCTCGATAAATTAGAATGGTCTGATGTAGATAAAATCTTAAATAAGGTTTTTAAAGGTACAAATATTGAATTGCTCTTATGCAAATATGAAAAGCGAACAGAGAAACGCAAGTTTCAA